CGGCGTCATCTCGAGCTCCTCGGTGATGACGCCAAGGCCGCCGACGATGTTCCGTGCGCGAGCGCCCGTGCTCCACACCACCTCCACCGTCCGCGCGCCGCGATCGACGGTGGCGGGGGAGGCCAGCGCGCGATGCGCAACCAGCGGACCGTCCGCCGCGGCGGGCACAACAGGGACGTCCGGTGCAGCGTCTCCGCTGCCCGGGTCTTCGGGCTCTGTCATGATCAGCCTTCTCTTGGTGTCTCGCGGGGCATCGCGGCGGCGCCTGTATCGGCGATCTCGCCGGCGGGTGGTGGCGTCAGTCCCGGCTCGTCGCGAAGGCGCTGTGTGCCTGCGAAGGATGCCAGCGCCCGAGCTGGATCCGTCTCACCACATGCCTGCGGTGATCTTCGGGAGCGCGTGGAAGCTTGCGCTTGTGCCGCATGCGATTGCAGTGAACGCATGCTGCCACGATATTGTCTGACCTATTCGAACCGCCGTCCGAGCGGGGCTTCAGGTGTTCCGCGGTGCAACGGAAGCGCCGGGCGAGGCGTGCCGTCAGACCATGTCGTTGCGCAAAGCCGGCGAGGTCTTCGTGCCACATCGGAAAGCCACAGTACCAGCACCGAAAGCGCTGTCGCTGGGCAGCCAGGTCGCGATGCCTCCGAAGTGACTTCGACCACATGCGTGTCTCTGCCGACTCATGGCCTCGGCGCAGCCGCCTGTCCGGTTGCCGTCCCCTATGTCCCGCCAGTTCCAAACAGACCGTTAAGTGCAGCCCATCGATCGAGGGCTGATCCATCGCGTTGCTACCGCTGGCGCGATGGCGGATGGCCCGGCCACTCGAACGCATCATCGCAAGCGGGATGCACGACAGACGCTGAGATCTGAGGGGTGCTACTCGCCGGTATCGGGCGCACCCGCTTGGTCTGGCTCTCGTGGTGGCGGCGCAGCGCCCGTCGCCGCGATCTCGATCGCGGCCATCTGCGCGGCATCCTGCGCCGAGCCGCTCTTGGCCACGCGGCGGGGATCGGTGTCGAGGGAGAGGCCTGCTTCGTCGAGCAGCGCGTTGGCCTCGCGGATCATCTCGACGACCTGGCGGAAGTCGTAGCCGAAGGAGCCCGCTGCCTCCGGCTGCGGCACGAAGCCTGCGCGGACCTGGGCGATCAGCGCGGTCGTGTCCTTCAGGGGGTCGATCATCTCATGCGCCGGCGGCACGTGGCTGACGCCGACCGGCATCTCCGTGGGCCATAGGCCGAGCAGCGCGCCTTGCGCGTGGAAGCGCTCCGCGATCGGCCGGACGAGCATGGGGATCAGCATGCCGTACTGCACCTGTTCGCAGAGCCGGCGGAACTCGATCTTGCCAGCGCGCAGCGACGAGTAGTTCGCCTGGGTGAGGTCGCCCGAGACCTGGTCGTAGGTGAGCCCTGCCCCCACCGCCGCGGCCTCGAGTGCGCGTCGCGCGAACGCCGCGTGGCTGCCACCACCCGATGGGTTCACCACCTCGACCGATCCCGTGCCGCGGCGGTAGAGGATCATCCCCGGCTCGAAGGCCTCGACCGTGCGGCCCTGGGCGTCCTTCAGCAGGCTCGCCGCCGCGCCGGTCAGCCCCTCGTCGCCTTCCTCCGAGACCACGGCGGCCAGGCACGCCTCGATCTTGGCTTTCATGAGCAACGCGCCCTCGTAGTCGCCGAGGTCACGCAGCCGCGTCAGCACTGGCGCGAGCCAGGAGACGTCCCGCAGCTGGCCCGGGCGGCGCTTGCGATAGACGTGCAGCACATCGCGCGCGGGGATGTGCTCACTCGAAAGCCAAGTCGCGCCGCGCGGCAGCAGCCAGGACGCGCCGGGGTGGACGCGGTGCAGCCAGTAGGCGATCGGTTCCCCGGCCTCGCCAAGCGCAATGCCTTGCAGCGTCGGAGCGCCGTCGATGATCCCTGTGCGAGAAGTGTCGAGATGGTCGCTCTCCAGCACCTGCAGCCGCAGGCCGAGCGGATTCATGGGCGATGGCGCGGCCGGCAGAAGCCGCACGAAGCACTCGCCGCTCTCGACCACCGCCCGCATCACCAGCGCCTGCAGCCCGTAGAGGTCGAGCTTCCCCTCGGCATCGCAGGCGGTGCTGTCTGCCCAGGCCCGCCAGGCATCGGCATGGGCGGCATCCGGCCAACGCGTCGTGATGCCGGCGCCGACCGCGTTGCCCGTCCATAGATCGACGATGCGTGCGGCATAGGGATCGTTGCGCACGGCATCACGGGCGCGGCGTGCGACGGTCGAAGCGGCCGCGCCCACCTCCGCATTCGCGCTGTCGCCGGAAGCTGCCCACTGTGCCGAGGCCCGCAGCTCCTGCGCTGCAGCATAGCCGCGCACGGCGCGCCAGGCGGTGCGGAGGCGCCCGATCACGTCGCGCTTCCGCGCGAGAACGAAGCGAGCGTCACGGGCGTCCGTCGCGTCGAGGCGTTTTCGGCGGCGTAGCCGGCCGCCAGCGTGCGGGCGAGCTCGGTGAGGCTGCGGTACTCGACGCTGCGGCCCTCGAAGCTCACGCGGGTGGTGCCGCCTGCGAAGGCGTCGGCGAGCAGCCGCCAGCGATCATTCGCCGGACGCGCGAGCGCCCAGGCGAGGATGACGGGATCGATCATCGGGCGTCCTCAGCGCAGCCAGCCGCCGCGTGGGTTGAGCCAGGTGCTCGGGCGGGTCGTCACGGTCGCCACCCTCTCGGATGGTGGAGCGACCTTCCCAGCGATGGGAACCTCGCTCGTCACCAGCGGCGCGTCCGCGATCTGGCTGCGCAGCTGCTGCCAGAACCGCTCGCCGTAGCGATCCGCACCCAGCAGCCAGAGCGCGGCGCGCGCAAGCACGGCACAGTCCAGCGCCTCGTTCCGCTCCCTGAGTTTCGCCCATTCCTGCCGCGCGAAGCCGCGGCGGTCCTTCACCGTGCGAAGCTGCTCCGCGACGAGCTGCTTCACCCATTCCGCCTCGATCCCCCGCGGAAGATGCACCCAACCGGGCGGGAATTCGTCAGCATCGCCGCGGCCGAGCCAGAGGCGGCGATAGAGGTCCGCCTTCCAGGTCGAGACCGAGACCGTCCAGAGTTTCAGGCCTCGGCGCAGCTTCTTGCCGTTCACCAGCGCATCGACCGGCGTCGGACCCTGCACCGGCTGCGCGCGGTTCCACCCCTCGACGCCCTTCGTGGGTGCGATCCGCGGATCTCGCAGCCGCCGGAGGTGGCCGTAGACGGCAGCGGTATCCCGGCCGCCCGTGTCGACGCAGAGCTTCGCCACCCGCATCGCCCCACCGCCGGCGCGGGGCCAGTTGCGTGCCAGGAGCCGTGCGAGCGCGTCCCACGGCTCGGCTTCGCGTGGGTTGCCGGGGACCACCACGTGATCGACCAGCCAGGAGGTGTAGCCCTCCGCCCAGCCCCAGAGATCGCACTCGAGCCGGTCGTCCTGCACGTCCACGCCTGCGGTGAGCACCAGCGCGTCGCCCGGGACCACGCCGAGGGGGAAGTCCTCGCGGCGCTCGACCAGGCGCTCCCAATCCGGTGCCTCGCCCTCCTCCTGCCAGGTCTCGCCAAGCACCGTGTTCTTGAAGGTCTTCAGGTCCTCGGGCTTCCCCTGAGCCGCCTCCCAATCCCGCGCGATCTGCTCCCAGGAGAGCCAGCCCACGGGGGAATAGAGCGCGGAGATATGGAAGCCGACGGTATAAGGATCCTCGGCCGTGGCGGTGGCGTGCCACATGCCGCCGGCCAGCATCGCCGTCTTGTGGTGCTCCTCGATCGCGTCGTCGCAGGTCTCGCAATAGTACCGCACCGACCGCGGGTCGCCCTTCTCCCAGCGAAGCCGCTCGAACCGCAGCCACTGCATCTCGCCGCAATGCGGGCAGGGGACGAAGAAGCGCCGCTGGTCGGATGCGGCGTACTCACGCTCGATCCGGCTTCGTCCGGAGACGGTGGGCGTGCTGACGAGGAACACCTTGCGCCGCCAGCCGAAGGTGCGTGCGCGCGCCTCGGCGAGCGTGATGGGATCGCCTTCGCCTTCGACGTCACCGGGATAGGCGTCGATCTCGTCGAGGAACAGGAACCGCGCCGTCATCGAGCGCAGCCCCACTGCGCTGTTGGCGCCGGTGAGCACCAGGATCCCTCCGGGGAACTCCTTCGAGAGCAGCGTGTTGCCGCTGTCGCGTGCGCGGGAGGGGGCCACGCGCTCGCGGA